ACATCGCCGCCTACGCCGCGGTAGGGCGGAACGGGGCACTTCCTCCTCCTCCGCCCGAGTGGAGCATGAACGGGGTCGCCGCCGCGGCTCACGCAGACCACGACGTCTGAGTAAATACCCGCAACTCTAAAAAAGAACGGGAAGCAGAATTAAGGCGATTTCCCAAGACCTAAACAGGTCACAGACATACATTTTTACATAGAATAGCAGGTAAGGATTTGATTTTGGGAACATATTTGACCATTTTGACTCAAAGAGAGGTAGGAAAAAAAATAAGTTGAGGCATCTCACTTTTTCAACTTCCCTAGGGAGTGTTTGTCCCAAAAGGGGTCCTTTTCTACCCATTGGGTTCCTGGGACCTTTCTGGAATCTTGCGGTTCTACAAATGAGCAATGATGCCGACAAGGGACCTCTCATCACATGGCATCACTCTCTGGAGGACTACTTCCGTGAAACGGGCGAAAAGGCAAACTGTCTTGCGTGGTGTCATAAACGGGCAGAAGAACTCTACGACGGACGGAAGACCTTCATTGACCTCCCCGTCATCATCCTCTCCGCCATCACTGGGTTCCTGTCAGTCGGCAGTGAGCAAATATTTCAAGGATGGTCCTATACCCCCGTTGTTCTGGGGGTGTCTTCGCTGTTCGTGTCCGTCCTCAACACCACTGGGTCCTACTTCGGCTGGGCAAAGCGACAGGAAGGACACCGCATCAGTTCCATCCAGTATTCCCGCCTCTACCGATTCCTCTCGGTTGAACTGGGGTTGCCTCGTTCGGAGCGACAAACCCCCACGGCTCTCTTGAAGTATGTGCGGGACCAGATTGACCGACTCCAAGAAATCAGCCCGTTAATCCCGCCCGAAATCCTCTCCGTCTTCACCGACAAGTTTGGTAAGGTAGAGGACATCGCAAAGCCCGAGGAAGCCAATGGTTTAGAACGCATCACTATTTACCCGTCCAACAGTGTAAAGGATGCCCCCACACCTTCAGATTTCCCCCTACACGATGGGCAGACGGTCAGGATTCAGGACCTACGTGGGCGGGACAGCACTCTCCCGCAAACCAGTGGAGTTGGAGAGAGCCATCCAACAGGCGGACGCCCTGCGGAAGGGGGGCAGAGCGGAGGAAGTGAAGTCATACGCCCTGTCGGAGACGGACATGCGGAAGGTCATTCCGACGTTGAAAATAGTGTCCTACCCCGACCTGCTGAAAGCACGGAGCATAGACGAGGTGCTGGACGAGAAGGGTCGCCTGATGCTGCTCTACCTAACGGAGAATGAGTCCACGGGACACTGGGTCTGTCTCCTGAAACTCCGCGACAAGCCCATCATTGAATACTTTGACCCGTATGGCGGCTACAAGCCCGACGGCGAGAAGAAGTGGCTGTCCAAGGGTGAACTCCACGAGTTCGGACAGGACACGGACCACCTCACCAAGTTGCTCCACGCATCTCCCTACACCATCAAGTCCAATGCTGTCAAGTTCCAGAAGGAGCGGAACGACAATAACACGTGTGGACGTCATTGCCTTACCCGTCTCTACTTGAAGCATCTGGATTTACCCCAGTATACGGCTCTCGTAAAGTCCACGGGCATCCCCCCCGACGACTTCGTCAGCGGCTTCACCTACAACCTCATCGGTCGCTGACGACCTCAAATGGTCGGTAAGTAAGGCAAAAACAAAACGTTCCCTTTTACAAATGTCGTTCACGCAGCGGATTCAGACAGGTTCCTCGGCGGACGGTGAGTATGTGTATTACAACGCCACCATCGTCAACAACACGGTTGCGACCAACCAGACCACGGATGACCCGACCATCTACTTCCAGGACACCCGCCAGTTCCCGCTCATCAAGGACACGAGCCAGTATGTGGTGAGCGTGGACAACATCTCACTCAACGGATGCCAGAAGACCCTGCCGATTCTGGTTCCGCAGATTGTGACGGGAACGGACATCAACCTGACCATCTACACCGTGTCCTTTGGTCTCTCCATCGGCACATCCATCGGTAGTGGCACGTCTACGACGGCATCTCCTCGGTCCTATGTGGCTACGGTTCCGCTCACCTGGGTTCCTGAGAACCAGGCACCGTTCACAATTGTCCCGACGACGGCGGTTCCTCGCCAGGCGGAGTCCAACTACTACTTTGTCTACTCCTACTCGCACTGGCTGGACATCCTGAACAATGCCCTCACGACGGCGTATAGGACGGTCATGTATAAGGCAAACCTGGACACAACCTTCGGCGGAACCCGATGCCCCTACTTTGAGTATGACTACAACACGGGGCTGTTCTCCCTCGTCCAAGATGCCTTGACCTCGTGGCTGCCCTACGGCACCATGCCTGGTTCCCCGTCTTCCGTGTCCTCCGCAACCCAGGGTGTGCTGGACCCAACGCAGCCGTGGTCTCCCTTCTTCCCGACCAACACCTACTACGGTGCGGGTATGGGCACGGGTTCGGGCACGGGCACGGGAACCTCCGTCGGCTCGTGTGCCTATGGTGCGTCCGAGTTCTCCTTCGTCGGTATGAACACCAACTTGGAGGGACTGATGACCAACTTTGACACCGTCTACTTCGGTGGGCAGAGCAAGATTCTGTCGTCCGCGTCTACATCCTACTCCTACACCCAGACCTCTTCCACGGTCACGGCTCCCGCATCGGTCTCCTGGGTTGCGGGAACCACCACGCCCGTCTACTACCCCGAGAACATCATCAACGTCATCCCGACGAGTTCTTCAATCTTCACACTCTCGCCGCCCTGGTCGTCTGCCAGTTCGCCCCTCCTCTACTACTTCCGTGAGACGCAGGACTTCATCTCCACTGGCTCTCTCTGGTCGCCCGTCGCCTCGCTGGTTCTCACGACGACGCAGGTGCCCGTTCGCCTGGAAATGAACGCCAACCCAGTCCAACTCGGCGATTCCAACTCGGGAGGTGCGACGGGTCTCAGTGGAGCATCCCAGAAGGTCCTCTTGGAGACGCCGATTGATGCCATCACGGCGGACCTGTGGCGTGGCTTCATCCTCTACAAGCCCCTCACCCCCATCTTCTCAGCCCTAGACCCGAGCGAGGGTGGGCTGACGAACATTGACCTTCGTCTCGGGTGGCGTAGTCGCCTCACCAACGAGGTCATCCCGATTCAGTTATACAACTCGGGAACTGTTTCCTTCCGCCTCCGCTTTGTCAAGAAGTAGAGCGACGTGGCTCGGCGTTTCTCTCCAAAAAATCTCCTTGTCGTCCTAACAAACCATGACGACCGAAGTGAGTAAGTATTCGGTCTACGACCCTCGTGTCATCCAGACGAAGCCGAAGTATGCCGTGGAGAAGGGTGCCCTCAGCATCACGAACGTGTCCTTCAACGCCCAGACGGCGAACAACTCCACCCAGCAGTTCAACGTCATCGTCCCGTCCGAGAACGTCTTCATTGACCGTGCCGTGGACTGGATTAGCAGCGGTGTCGTGAGCATCGCCGTGTCCTTTGCGGCTGCCCCGTCGGGCGGTCAGATTATTATGGGTCCTGGCGACGTGGCTCTCGCCGCCTTCCCGTCCCACCAGTGCGTCCAGCAGATGACGGCGACCATCAACGATGCGACGGTCACTGTCAACACGGCGGACGTGCTGAACTATGTTCTCCGTCTTCAGGACCTCGCCCAGCACCGTAAGCAGCGGACCTGCCCGACGATGCTGGACCTCTACGCCTACAACCCGCCGAACTCCTACACACAGGGCGGACAGCCGCTCTACGACAACTCCCCGCTTAACGGCTACGGTGTCCGCTACACGTCGGACTCGTCGCCGAACGGTGCGTGGGCGGAGTGGTGGTTCTGCGACAGCACGGGTGCCATCCTCGCCTCCCCTGGTCTTCCCGTGGCGGCGACTGGCACCACGGCTGCCTACACGGGTGGTGGAACTGGCACGACCCAGACGGTCTACCTCCGTTGGCAGTCCACGGAGAAACTCCTCCTGCCGCCGTTCATCTTCGGTGATGCCTTTGAACTCTCCACGGGTCTCTTCGGTGTCCAGAACTTCCAGGTTCAGATGAACATGCTCCCGAACCCGAGTCGTGCCGTCCGCCTGTCCTCCTCGCTCGTCGGTAAGCAGGTGGGAACCTCGGGCATCACGGCTGTGGGTCTCCCTGCGTGGGTCACGACGGGTCTTACGTCGTCCTACGCCCCGTATTCGTTCCAACCCGCCCTGTCGGTTCAGTTCATGACCCCTGCCCTGGACGTCCCGCTGCCGCCGAAGAGCATCGTGCCCTACATGGAGTTTCCTCGCTACATCACGACGGGTGTGGTGTCTGCTCTTCCGTCCACGCTCGGCACATCGTCTAGCATCTCAAAGTCGCTGGTGTCAGGCACTCAGTTGACGTCCAACACGATTACCCTGCCGAACATCCCCGACCTGCTGATGATTTACGTCAAGCCGACCACCCCTGGTCAGTCCATCTTCAACGTCGGCACTGGCACGACCACGTCGCTCGGCACGGGCACGGGCACGACGGGCTCGGTTCCCTACCAGTCCGTGGTCGGCACGGGCACGGTCAACGCCCCTGCGAGTGGTCTGTGGGACAGCACCATCGGCGACTTCACGCTGCCGATTCAGGGCGTCAGCATCAACTTTGACAACTTCTCGGGTCTCCTTGCCAACCACACGCAGTATGAACTCTACAAGATGTCCATCAACAACGGTCTGGACATGGACTTCAACACGTGGTGCGGTGAGGGTCGCCAGGCGTCGGGTGTGGCTCTCGGCACGACGGTGACCAGCATGTATGTTAGTTTGGCGGGTGGTCCGCTGGTTCTCCGTCCTGGTCGCGACTTCGCCCTTCAGGCGGGTCAGGCACCTGGTCTGGTCGGCAACTTCACGCTCCAGTTCACGCTCACGGTCGGCAACCAGTTCCTCGCCCAGTTGAACGGTCTCTCCCTCTACGTCGTCCCCATCAGCAGCGGCTTCTTTGAGACCATCAAGGGTTCCAGCCGCATCATCAAGGGTGTGCTGACGGAGCAGGACATCCTGTCCAGCCCCGCCCACGCCCCCGATGCCGACCTCCAGCGTATGGTCGGTTCGGGCATCAAGGACGACGTCCGTTCGGCGGCTCGTAGCGTGAAGTCCCGTATGGGTGCCTACATGTAAAGTCGCCAACCAAAACAATGAGCAAATGGTGGGGCGTGGGGCTGGAAGGCGATGAAGAGGAACCCCCCTTCAATGGTCCACCGCCGTATATACCACCAAAGCGTTATGAGAACAAAAAAGCAAAGATTCATCTGGGAAGGTGGCAGGACACCAAGAAACTACCACAACAGAGCGAGAGCAAGGTTGTTAGGAGAATACGGATTCGTTTTCCAATCTCCCTTAATCGCCTCGTGCGACTTATGAAAGACCGCCCGTTTGCGTAAGGCATACCCTTTTGGAACCCTCCCTTCCCTTTCCAGATGAGTCCAAAGTATAAAGTCCCCATACCCAACACGTCCGAACCGAACGGTCTGACCTGTTGGCGTCTTGTATTCTACCTTATGGATGCCGTCGTCTGCCATGCGGACAGCATCAGGGTCATACCCGTTCAACTCTGCCCTCACCTTAACCGCCCGAAGGTAGTTCTTGAAGAACGGGTTGCCCTCTCCTCGCCGCCACGTCTGGGGCAGCGTATAGTTGGTAATAAGCAACTCCTTCCTGTCCTTCTGACCAATGTGCGACGTCTTGGCATGATGCCCCTTCACACCATACGGGTAGAGTTGGAACCCCGCGAACGCGTCCCTGATGCGTGGTGAGTCATTGATGGTAATGAGGAAGTCCCCCTTGATGCCTTTCAGCACCTTCGCCATCTCGTCAAAGTCAAAGGACTCGGACCCCGCGGCGTAGCCCAGCCCGTCGCTCTTCTCGTAGGGCGGGTCTAGGAAGAAGAAGGTCTTGGCAGAGTCATACTTCCGAATGACCTTGCGGTAGTCCTGGTTCAGGAGTGTAGCCGAACCTAACCTTTCCTTGTAGGCGGCGATGTTCTTGATTTTGGGGGCGGGGTTGGAGTCGGTGGCGAGAGCAGATGCGTCTTCAACGTATGTTCCTGCGAATCCATTACACCTGCGGAGAATACTCTCAACCACTTTCGCACCGACGGTGGATTGGTGACCTGAAAGGAACCGCCGTTGAGCGGCAAGGGTGGTTGGGGTGGGGTAGGCGGAGGCGGAGGTGGGGGCATCCACCACTCGTCGGTAGTCCTGAACCAACTGGGAATCCAGGTCATTTACAACCTCCTTATTACTAGGCGACTTTCCGAAGAAGACCGCACCGCCGCCGAAGAACGGCTCCACATAGACCTCATGAACTGGGAACAAGCGTTCCAGCATCTTGACTTGCTTTCTCTTGGACCCGCTCCGACAGAACAGCGGCTTCATTGTTAGGGGCAATGATTATTCCATCGGGCTTCCACCCCAATATGGCTTCTACCTTGTCCTCTCCTAGCAGGTGAAGAGACCGAGCCATGGAGAAGTATGTGGACTCCTCCCGTCCGATGCCGCCCTTGGAGAAGCACAGGGCAAACCAATCCGCCAGTAGGTCAACCAGCATGTCCCACTTGGTAATGCCCAACCGCTTCAACTCGCGGGGGTCTGTCTGATGCGTCCCGTGAACCGAAGGCGGAAGGTTCAGCAACTTGGCGTTCGGGTTGACCAACTTGGCACGGGGCAGTTCCTTCTTGATGTGGTCCCACAACTCCTTGGAGTCCGTGATGACGTTCAGAATCCTCAACTCGGTCTTGGACTTCAAATACCGAACCGCATTCTCCACGAAGCCCTTGTCGGGGCGGTCGGTTCCCCGCAGGTGAAGGGTCGTCCCATACGGGTTGAAATCCTTCAAGATGGTCTTGATTGCCTCCCGCATCTTCGGGCGGACACGCAGGTGGGTCGCAAGGTCCGTGACGTCCCACTTCCTCTCACCTCGTCCATTGGTCACAATCACATCGCCATCAATCTTCTCGTTGACCTCAAACCGCATCAGGGGACCCTCGTGGTCCTTGTCCATCGTGTTCGGCGGGAACCGAACCAACTCGTCAAGGGTCCAGCAGGGCGGCACAATCTTGATGCGGCTCTTACTCACATGAATCATCCGACAGACCTGCTCCTTCTTGATGGTCTTGATGCCTACAACCTCAAACGAGTCGTAGAAGTCAAACTCCCTCATCCCACACCATATAGCATCGTCCCAGTCCACGCAGAGTGCCGTGTTGAACTTGCGGCAGTATGCGAAGCAGTGTGCGAGAACTTGAAGGCGGTCGCACCACCCCTCTATTCCCTTGAATACAACGACAGGCATTCCTTTACCTACCAACGAGTTTTTATACTTAACCTTTTTTACGAAGTCCCCCATTTCGTCCGTAAGTAATTCACGACGTTCAACACATCGGTAGACGTCAACTCGCCGTCATAGCCCAGCACCTCGCAGTAGGTTATTGACTGGGTGTTCGGAACGATGCTGGGATTGGCGAAGGCATTCAAATACCCCGTTCGGCTTCCCGTTGAATACCCACTCGCTGCGTTGCTTCCAGTCAGTGTCAACGACGTGCTGTTGTAGTAGGCAAGGTTATTGCCAACAGTCGCCGATGCGAACTCTCCGAACACCGCAGCAAGGGAGGTTTGGTTTGCGGAGAACACATCGGTTGTAATACTTGTAGACCCTCCGAACGATGCGAGAACCATGTATTGCTGTGCCCCAGAGGTATAGAGTTGAATAAAGGGGTCGCCACCATAAGTGCTTCCAGCGAGGGGAATAGGAGTTGAGGTGAGGGCAGCATTGAACTTGATGACCCAAAAGAAGGCACGAGGTTGCCCCGTGAAGTTCGTGGTGTAGGTGGCATACCCTACGTTTGGCTTGAATGAGACCGCCGAAAGACCATTGACGGTCTGGGATGTCGTCGGTCCAGTGAACGTGGCACTACCGCCGTTGGTTCCATTGTTCGTCCAGGTAGTTGATGTGAGACCTGAATCACCCTTGAACCAAGTGACGAGCGGAGCGGTCAGACCTGCTGGGTTGAATGGTGGACCATATTGTAGAGTCGCGGAGACCGCCTCGTTCACCCCAGCAGAGTTGGTTGCGACGATGAGGAAGAAGTAATACCAGTTGGCGGTGAGCGTGATGCTAGATGTAAAGGTCGTAGCCAACCCCGCTGGGAAGTTGTCTACGTCCCGAGGGAAGACGGGCTGCGGGGTGGCACCACCGAACAGGTAGACAACGTAGGACGTGTTCCCGTCTCCTCCGTTCAGCAAGTGCCATGTGACCGTGGCACTACTACCTGACCCACCCGTCAGTGAGAAGTTGGTAATGACGAGGGACGGGAGAGCAGCCGACCCCGCATCATAAAGGGGCAGGGCAGGACAGCCCGTAATCGCAGCCGCCTTGGGATTGCGTGGGCGACCGTTGGTTCTTGGGTTATACGGGTTGTAAGGCATTGTATTCTTACGAGGTTCTTTTGCCCGTCTTTACTCCGCCCCGCCTATGGGAGAGGTAAATACCTCATTACCGCACTATATACGGCTATGATGCTGGTATATACGAAAAGACATACAAAAACACGTGTAAAATCATTAATGATTTTACTGCTTTTTCCTATGTGATTTTGGTATATACGATGCTGCTCTACGTATATACGAATGCTCTATGGTATTTACCTATTGGAACGCTGAAAACGGATTCTGGTCGGGTAAGCAAATAGGTCTTGCCGCCGACAAGAATGACCGTCCTCTCTACTCTCCGCTACACCACCTTCCGCTACGTCAGGAACCAGTGCTGGTATAACGCCGCACACAACATCATCACCTACAAGAACCTCACGGGGAAGAACCTACGATGGGTCTGCGGAGCCGTCATCATCTGGGCTGACCGTAAGAACGGCTTGTCAATGTCCATCGGGTATGGCGGGGGGACGCGTCGGGACCTCAACCTACGGGACGCGATTCGCAACTACGACGACAGCCACGCCTGGCTGGAGGACGACGAGGGCAACGTCTACGACTTCTTCTACGAGGAGAATGTCCCGTCCATCGCTCACCCCGACTTTACGCTGGAGGCGGGGTTCATAGACGGGGTTCCTCGCAAGGTCCTCGCACAGCAGGGGTATGACCTCCGCCCCTTCAACGAGGTCGCACAGGCGGCGGTGCCATGTCTACTCTTACAGAAGAAGCCCACCGACCCAGAGATGGTGGCGAGGCAGCGGAACCTTCGCAAGGCGGTAGGGGACGTAGAGAACGTCCAGGTGGCGTTCTTCTCCGAGACCGAGTAGAGACCGACCGACGGGCAGGGGCGAACCCGACAACCCCATTTTTCAAATGTCTCCATGCGGTGGGGTCTGCGGGAGGTGGGCGTGGGTGGGGTTGGTAGGAGTCCCCAAGTAGATGATGCCGTCCCGCAGGGCGAGGTGATGCGAACACAGGGAGTGGAGAACCTCATTCATCTTCTCGGGTCCCCAGTTGGAGGTGAAGTGGAAGGCAACCGCATCGTCCGTCTCATACATCTGCTGCGAGTGGAGAAGCATCTCTGTCCCGTGCTGCCGATTCAGGACGACCTCACAAAGGAACGAGAGGATGTCAACGAACTCCCCCGTAATCTTCCAGCGATGCTGGTCGGCACCAGGCAGCGGCGTGTGGCATTGACAGATGGTAATCATCCTTACCCTTACGTAGGTTTTACTTTCGTAAACTAAACTCGCATACTGGTAAATGATGGATGGAAAAACGCACATCGGCGATTGCTTGGACTTGGTCAAGCAGTTGGACAATGACAGCATTGACCTCATCATTACGTCGCCACCCTACTACAACAGCGGACACAAATACCAACGAGCCAACGGGTTCCACTACACTGCGGATGTAGGGGAGCCGCTCTATACCATTGAGGACTTCTTTGAAGCCGTCCACCCGAAGTTGAAGCAGGATGCGGTCGTGTGTCTGAACCTGGGCTTCTCCTACGGCGAGACGGGGGTGATGCGTCCCTACGACATCGTGGACCGCCTACGTCGTCGGGGCTACTTCGTCAACGACCAAATCATCTGGCACAAGAACAACCCCATCCCGATGCGGAACCGCCTGACCAATGCCTACGAGCCAATCTACGTGTTGGGCAAGACCCCGAGGACGCATTACTACACCACCGAGTATACCCACAACGTCTGGAAGCATCCCGTGTCCTCGCAGGGCAACGGGCACTCCGCCACCTTCCCCGAGGAGATTCCGATGGAGTGCTTGAAGCATTTCAGTAAGGAGGGCGACCTCGTGCTGGACCCGTTCATGGGGAGTGGCACGACAGGTCGGGCGTGTGAGAAGATGCGTCGCCGCTGGATTGGATTTGAAATAAACTCTTCCTATGTCAAACGTTGATGGTGAACTGGTTCCGTCCTGCCTTTTCTTGGAGGTGGGTCGTGCGTCTACCTGTTCACATCCGCCGACCTATACGCATCCGCGAGGATGGATGGATGAATAAATAACCTGGACGAGGGGTAATGCGAGTTCTTTCTCTTTTTGATGGCATCTCGTGTGCGAGGGTGGCGTTAGAGAGAGCAGGGCATACCATAGACACATACTACGCATCAGAGGTGGAAGTCAACGCTATAAAGGTCGCACAGAAGAATCATCCAACCACCGTTCAGTTGGGGAGTGTGGTGGGTCTAGTGCCGCCCGAGTGTGACCTGCTGATTGGCGGGTCGCCGTGCGTTGACCTCTCCATCGCCAAGAAGAATCGCAAAGGTCTGGAAGGCGAACGCTCGGGTCTGTTCTGGGAATGGGTTCGCGTGTGGAAGGAAGCCAAGCCCACGTGGTGGGTCTTGGAGAATGTGGCGAGTATGCCGAAGAAGGACAGGGACATCATCACCGCCACGCTTGGTGTGGAACCTGTGATGTTCAATGCTGCCTTGGTGTCCGCCCAGAGTCGTAAGCGTCTGTTCTGGACGAACATCAAGTTTGACCTGCCTGAGGACAGAGGCATCATGTTGAAGGACATTCTCCAAGCACCCGCCGAGGTGGATGAGCGGATGCTCGTCAAGGGCGGTAAGTCGGCGTGTATTGATGCGAATTACCACAAGGGGTCATCGCTGGAACATGCCATCAAGAAGAAGGTGCGAACGATGGTGTATGTGGGTGCTGTTGGAGGAACGATTCGTAAAGGTATGGAGGGTCAGGAACATCTCTCTCGTGGACATCACGAAGGCAACCGCATCTATGACCCAATCGGTAAAGCACCCACACTCTCGGCGAATGGCGGTGGAACTGCGGGGTCATCTGCTCTCATCAAGGTCGGGCGGGAGATTGGGCGACGACTGAATGCCGAGGGAACCCGTGCCGATGCGGACGCTACGCTCACCTACCAGCGACGCATTGAGACCCGTGAGGATGGGAAGTGCGGGACACTCACCAGCGTCCAGAAGGACAACCTTGTCGTGAGCGATGTGATTCG